ATCATTTCCTAGTCCCACCCCATCCATTGATCCATTAAAATTTTGAAAGGCACTAAAATGTGTGTTACTTGTAAAGGTATTTGTTCCTGTAATTATTACAAAACAATTACCTTGACCAGAAGCCACTTGATTGGTTGTTGCATGATAGGCAACATAATTAAATTGAATAACAATTTTAGAGGGAACAAATGCAAAAGTAAGAGTATCGGTATCATTTGTTGCTATTCCATGATTATAAAGCTGCACAACATCAATACTTTTTGTTAATAGAGCTGCATCAAGTGACGCTGCTACATATGTTACTACTGCTTTTTCTGTTGGTAATGCAGTGTCTGAGTTTCCTGCCATTGTTCCATCTATTGAGAACTCATCTATTGTTGCCCCAGAAGCACTCTTAATTGATGTTGATGCTTCTACTGTTGTAAATTTACCTGTTGATGCACTTGCTGCTCCTATTGTTGCTCCATCTATAGATCCGCCATTTATATCTACTGTTGTTACTATTCCCAAGTCTGCAACTGTTCTTCCTGCATTAGTCCAGTTAGCACCAAAGGATGCAATTGATAAGGCAGTTACTCCTGTTAGAGTACCCACTATCTGAAGATTACCATTATTAAATATATTTCCATTTGAACCATAGAAGGAATAGTTTGTACCACCATTGGCTGCATTTACCCATACTGCTATGTTTGGTCCTCCAACATGAGCTGTTTCAGACACAAAGTTCATTCCTATGGCTGAACCTGAGTCATTAGTATTTGAGACTGATGCCTCTCCATATAGCCCATAGCCATTTCTATTACCAGCAGCTTTACCATAAAAGAAACCAGCAACTCCATTCTGCCCATTATTTACTGCTGTTGCTTCTGCTAAAATACCACATATTGAAGTGTCTGTTCTTCCTGTGTCACTTTGTGAAAACACTGCTTGAGCATTAGGAAAATCAGTAAAGTTTGCATTTGCACCAACTAATTCAGTTGTAAATTTACCAGTTGAAGCACTTGAGGCTCCAATAGGAGTTCCATCTACTGCTCCGCTATCTATATTTATGTTAGTCCAAGCCTGACTACTAAAATCTCCTCCACTCTGTGCAGCAGTTTGATGGTAGTATTGACTTGCTGTACCACCCTGTAGACCACCAAGATTATTATGGTCACTAAGTGAAGTAGCCCCTATTGGAGAAATAAGAGTGCTAGAAATAAAATTAAAATTAGTTGTTCCTGTTTGAAAGGTTATACGAGCTATAAGTCTCGTATAAGAGGATATATAGTCAGGCAAAAGAGTAGGGCTTTGTGTTGCTTGAGCCAAAGAGGATGAGTTATAGGTAGATTGACCATAAACTACATAAAGATTTCCCTTTGGGCATTGGTACACCCAATAATTTGCCCATTTCGATCCACCAATAAGGGCTAATCCAGTACCTGTTGATGTATTATTATATTCAGTATTCCCCATATGAGTAGTACCTGTTGTGACCACCCATGCAGCAGTTGTTGGATTATAATAATACGTATCAAACGTATATCCTCCAGTGTCAGAATTATGTACAGCAGTATCTATTTCTGTATTGCCAATATACCATACTCCATCAGTTACTGCTAAACCTCTAGTACCTGCTTCCGATAGAGCTGATCCTGAAGCCCATGCGAATCCAAATCTCTTTACCAACATATTGTGAACTCTACGATTGAAATTATATATATTTGTTCCCGAAGATGCTATATCAGTAGAGTCAGTTCCTTTTACATAAGCTCTCCCAAGAGTAAATTGATCGTAGTTATGAATTAAAGTTCTATCTATGGCGGTAGCCACTTTAACTGTCCCTGTGCCACTATCATAGTAAGCATAAACATAGTTAAGATCATTATCTGTAGTGGCTATACCTGTCTCTCCTGCATAATTAAAGAATTTCGTAGTAGCACCTAAGGCATCGGTAGTCTTAATAATGCCAGTCCCTGATGAAACATCAATAGTTCCATCTGCTGGGGAATGTGCAGTTATAGTCATACCACTTATTCTACCAGAAGACTGAACTATATCAAACCAATCTCCTATGGTAGTATAAGTTGGAGTTCCAAGGGATTGGTCACCAAATTTTAGATCAACAAAAGTTGGGATACCATTTATCAAGGATTGGGGAGTTGTCTGATCGATTTTTAAACAAGTATTAACTAGCTCATATAATCCTGCATGATTACCCCATCCGTATGCAGTATTCCAATTAGTTATATTTAAATTTGATGCTGTTATGGTTCCATATAAAGCCAGATCTCCTGAGGCATTCAATATGGCTTTCGTTATATTGTCAGCACCAAAATTGAATGTCCCTGTCACTGAATTTGTTATATTGTGACCCCATACATGAGCATTTACAGCACTAGCAATAGAGCCATATCCAAGTGCAGTCGAATAGTTTCCTGTAGCTTGAGCTGAGCCACCTAAAGATGTTGCTCCTAGTCCTTCCGTTAGTGATGCTCTACCTATACTAGTACCCTCAGCTCCATTTGCATAAGCTCCATTTCCTAGCGATGTACCGTTAGCAACTGCCTTAGCTCCTGAGCCTATTGCTATCAATCCACCACCTGTCAAGTCAGCATTTAATCCAAAAGCAAGACCTTCTGCCTGAATAGCTTTAGCTCCAAAGCCAAGAGCTATAGAATCATCTTGTGTAGCTTGTGAGCGTACTCCAATAGAAATTGATCTTGTCCCAGAAGATGTACCCGCACCCAAACTACCGTCACTTCCAATGCGTATAGAGTTTCCACCAGAAGCGACTGCATAGGATCCTATAGCGATTGATTCAGATGCACTTGCATTAGCATGAGACCCCATAGAAATTGCTCTAATAGCTCCTGCTGCTGCTGTCCATCCAAATGCTAGGGTATCATCTGCTGCTGTTGAACTTTGATAGCCCATTATTACTGATTTATCACCAGTAATAGTGTTTCCTGATCCAAATATGTATGAATAGTCACCAGTAATAGTGTTTGAGTATCCAATTCCAATAGAATCAGTTTCTACTTCATAAAACCAACTTAGATCTCCAAAAGAACTATATACATCTTGTATAGCACTTTCTATTCCTAGAAGATTCTCAGTAAGAGGACCTTGATAGATTAGATGAGCTGGATAGGGTAATGCAAATGTGTAGTTTCCTGATTCACTCATTTCTTAGCCTTCTTTTGTATTTGTTGATTTAAGTATGAAATCTCTGCATCCTGTAAATCAATGCTTTGTTCTCGTGCAGATTGTATAGTTTCTAGTCTTTGTATCTCAATAAGGAGTTGATCTTTAGACCATCCTCTATAAACACCTTTTACTGCCTCTGGATCTTCTAAGGCATCATTAGCTGAGGTAATTGCTTTTTGTATGTCTGCAAGTGATCTATTATTTGTTGCATCATAAGCATCCATCATTTTTATAGAGTTTATCCATGTTGTACCAGATCCTAGTATACCTGCTCTAATTTCTTCTTCTGGTGTTCTTCCTGTAGTAGATAGACCTTTCTTAGCCATCATCCAAGAATTTATCTTAGTTCCTAATAGTGGAGGTAAATTTGCCATGGCTACTTCTCTACCAGTAATTTCTGCTACTTGTCCAGGTGTAGCTTCATAAGGAAACATCTTTCCTTGTGCTGCTTTAGTTGCCATTTTAATATATGGATTAGAAACTATATTTTGAGGTCCTCCAAGTAGCATTGAAGGAGCTGACATAAATGGAAGTTTACTTGTTGCTGATTTTATTCCTATTTCTTCTTCACCTGTCTTAGGATTCTTTCTCTTCCCTACTACTATGTATGAGTCACCTTGCATATATGAAGGAAGTGTTTTTCTTAGGATCTGTCTTTCTTCATCAGTAACTCCCATAGCCTGAGCTGAAAGTTTCTCAGTAATTTGAGGTAGCTGTTGTAGGACTATCATTCTTGCTGGATGATCCATTGACATATTAGCCCAGATCCTTGCAGATTGCTCTGTGAATGAAACGAAAGGTATTACTGTTGAGAGTGTCTTTACATATGCTGGAGATTGATCGAAGTAAGGAAAGTATTTCCTAACTGTCTTTGCAGCATCTGCTGGACTAAATCCCTTATCAACTTCTTCTTTAAATCTTAGTAGCTTAAATACATCATCTTCAGCCATGTATAGATCTTGAGGAGCTTTTATCATCCTATTGACTACATCAAGCTCAGAAGTAGATCCTTTAAAGTACTTATATCCTTTATCTAGGCTCATAGAACTAAGAAAGTTTGTGTCAATAACATTATTCTTTAAAGCCAGTTTAAATAGATCACCTTTATTTACTACTTCTCCCATCATTTCAGGTATCTTTGCTAGGTATGTTGGACTACCACCACTTCCATAGTAGAAAGCCACATCACCAACAACATTGTTGATATGAGTAGGAACATTATAAGCTGTTACAGCTTTTCTAAAAGGAGCCATTATTTGATTATTGAAGAAGTCAAGTATAGTTCCCATCTTAGTTGTAGCAGATGTTGATGCTAGTAGATCATTAGCCATTTCAGTCTCTACCCATTGACTAGATAGTTTTCCTAACAGTTTATTTTCAGGAAGGAGTGTATAGCCAGGAATGGGAGCTTTATTTGTTATACTCTTAGAGAATACAAGTTGTCCATTTTCTCTCATATATGGGTCACCTTGTAAATACTTTCTTAGATTTGTAGTCATGTCTTCAAGAGCATCAAATGACTGTGAGAGTTTGTTCTGATTATTAGTAATTAGTTTTGAATACTTATTAAAGTCACTTGTGTATGTTTCTTTATCCTTTACTGCATCTAGTTTATCCATAAGAACTTTGTTTCTCTTTGAGTATGTTAGAATCTCATTCTTCTTTTGGATTACTCCAACATTTTCTCCAATATATTCTGACATAGGAATCTTTGTTAGCTTCTTTAGATCAACTGTTTTAGACACATCATTACCCATAGAGTCTACAAAGTAAACATCTTTTGAGTTTATCATCATAGGTTTACCATCAGACAGTTTTCCAGAGGCTATGTTATCCACAAACTCATAGTGGTTTATTAGTTTACCTTGAGTATACATAGTATTGAACACTTGTTTAGAGGGATCAAGTTCTTCTCCCATATACTCTTTTAAATACTCTGGTAAATTTTGTTTATGCTTTGTAGGTCCAAGACTTATTGATTGTTTAAGTTTAGGGTTTACAAATGATATAGGTCTTTTGTTTTCTATATTATATAGCACAAGTTCTGCTGAGTTGGCATCTAAGCCATCAGCCATTAGCCCATCAAGAGCTTTTGCTTTCATCTGAGGAGTTGGTTTCCAATCTAGTGTTTTATCGTAGATCTTATAGTTGGTATGCAAATAGGATGCTTTTACATCTTCTGCTTCAAGAACACCCATTTTTACTAGCTTTAGAGAACTTTGCTGAATTGAACTTTTAACACTAGCTGCTACATTGATTATATCTTGAGGAACTCCAGAAGGAACATAAGATCCTGGCTTCATGTCTTTTGACATCTTGATTATGTCATTAGCCATCTTTGTTGCTTCATTTAATCCTATGCCATCACCTAAAGGAAGGTTCATATTTATTCTATTCTTGACAGCTAGTATTATCTGAGACTTTAAAGGAGATTTAATTCCTTTTGCTTGAAATTGTAGATCTGTAAATATGGATGTTTGAACTTCTTTAATAGCTTCTGATAGACCCTGTGCCATTGAGGATCTAGCCATTACTCTACCTTCATCTGGAATTGATGATAATATAGGATATTTGGCTCTTAGTTTACTTGTTATAAGAGGCATCTGTTCAGGCATTAGGGAGCCACTTGATAAAGCCTGTTCTACTTTTCCTAAGTTTGTGTCTGTCATTATTTTAAGTATAGGTTGTGTTCTTTCCGCTGATTCAACACCAACAAGTTTATCTCCACCAATTTTTTGCATCTTTAGTGTCAAATAGTTTGGATCTTGAAATATATCAGGACTTAATATCATGTCTCTAATAGGATATGTTGTTCCTTTAAGAGTTACATTCTTTGGAAGTTTTTTTACTTGTTCTGCAACAAAGGAAACCATTCCAGCATCCTTAGCAGCTGACAGTCCTAGAGAGGCAAAAGACATTACATCAAGTAACCAAAACACAGGGTAGTCTTTCTTATAGGCTTTATTGGCTTCTATGTCAAGTTTGTATGCTTCATCAAAGTCTTTCTTCATTAGACTATATGCTTCTTTTTCTATAGCTGGATTTGAGTCTTTAGCATTAGGGTCATTAAACCTTTCTCCTGCTAGGGGTTCTATAGCATCCCAAGCTGCTTTTCTAGCACCTGTGAGTACAAAATTCCAGTTCTTTTCCCATCCCTTCATTCCTTCACCAATCATGTTGGCATAGAGTTTTGTTCTTTTAAAGTCATTCTTTCCAGCGAATAGTGCCATAGAAGGAGGAGTCATAACATCTTCTAGTTTAGGTTGTGAAGGTTTATTGGCATAATCAATAGCATCTAGGGCTATGGCTTTTATTCCAAAGTCTCCTAATCCTTGTAGCATTCCTAGTTCAATTTCCCATCCTGCTGCATATATGTGTCCTGCAACTCCAAGTACATCTTTAGGTGTTGCTATATTCTTTGTATATTCATCTATTAGTGTATTCTTAATGGCTTCTGGGTCATGATAGTCACCTTTAATAAGCCCAGAAACTGTGTCTGATATTGCAAGTGGATTAAACATCTTATTTGCAGAAGTCCAAAAATCTGGTAGAGTTTCTTTAAAGTTTTGTAGTTTAGCCAGTCCAGAGTTAATAATATCATTCTCTATAGTCATAGGTATGACATCAAGAATTGTTTCCTCAGGTTTGTTTCCAGCATCTAATTTAGGAGCTGTAACTTCTGGAGAGCTTGTTAAACTTGTAGGTGTTACACCCATCATGTTTGTTTCTTCTGACATTTGTTGGCTCCTTTTAGAATCTCTTGCTAAGGTTTTTATTAGTTACTAGATCTTTGAGTTTGTTTTTTGCATCTGAGAAGTCAATATCTTTTCCAGTTGAATCTACTTTATCTTTTAATTCTTTTAAAGCTTCTGGAACTGTTAGTGTTCTTTCATCTACTCTCTTTGCTATATCCTTTAGGTCTGGTTCAAGTCCTTTTAAGGCTGATTTAGCTGCTGCTTTAGAAAGTGTTTCATTTTCTCTAATCTTTTTAACTTGAACTTCTTGAGGTGTTGAGAACTTAGGACTTGGTTCACCATTAGATCCTAGAGTTACTTCTGATACTACATTTCCTGGAGCCACAGATCTCATTACTTCTTCTTTTACTTTAAGTATGTTCTTTGCATAGTCAATATATTCAGGAGAGGATTGATCCCATACTATATCTTTTGTTCCATCTTCTTTATATATCATTTTCTTTCCTGCAAACTCAGGTATTAACATAGCCACTGTATCAAAATTATCGGGTGTTACTGTATTCCAATTATTAGTGTCAATACCAGCATTTTTTAGAGTCTCTGGAAACTGAGTTGCTATTTCCTGCATTACACCACTTTGTAGTTGCTTGTTTAGACCATCTATTTTAACTTGAGTTTCTTGATCCTTATAGTGGTATGACTTGTTTCCCTCTTTGTCTACTGATACTGAGTCAATCTTCATATCTTTCATAAATTCTGCATTTTGTTTAGTGTTTAGATTATTCTGTATTGAGGACATCACTGTTTCCATAGGCTTATTAGAAAATAGTTTTGTTATGTCCTGTGATTTACCCATTACATTAGAAAATGCTGTGTTAATGCCACTTACTAGACTTGCACCTTGAGGGAAAGCTGTTGTTACCCAGGATCCAAGAGTAGGTAGCACTGTGTTTAGTAGTCCTCCAGTTAGGTATCCAATTGCCACATTTGCTATAAGATTTCCTACCATTGAGGATTGATTAGTGAAACTCGAAATTGCACTGTCTACATTCTTCTCATTTTCTACTATATTGTTATATGCTTGATTAGCATTTCCATAGATACTTCCCATAGCTGCATTTTCTTGATAAGGACTAGCTGCTTGTTTAAGAGTAGCCAAACTAGATTTTACTTTAGCCATTCTAGCTCTAATATCACCTATCTTCTTTTCTGAGTCAGCATATCCTTGAGGATTAAATGTTCTATCTCTACCCTGAGCTTCAGTTAGTGCTGAACTTAATTCAGATGTTAAGTTAGTATATTCAGTTGTGAGAGAATCCAATTGAGGAGCCCATGCTTTAGCTGTTACATTAGCTTGTTGATCTGCATTAAACTGTTTAACATCAAGATTTATACCTTTAGTATAAGCATCTAGGTCTTGTTGTGCTTTATCAAAAGTTCTTGTATTTTGTGCAACATTAGTGGATGCTATGCCACCAGTATATCCAGAGTTAAGAGCATTTTCATTTGCTTGTGCTTCACCTTGATTTAATTTTATTTGATTTTCGGCAGCATCTCGTCTTGCTGTTCCTACTTGTAGGTTAAATTTATCAATGTTTATCCTATCCTGATTATTTTGATTATATACTTCATCTATCGGTTGTGCCATTACATTACCCTCCTTGTGGGTTCCATTTCAATATCAATTCTTGAGATTCTTGTTAAGTTAGAGTTTGTTGTTGATAATGAAAAATAGTAATCTTGTACTTCCACATTAGGATATATACTTGTACCTAGAATAGCTGTACTTGGAAATGTTCCAGAGTATTGCTGTGTTCCAGCTTTGTCATATACATAGAATGTTGGTGTGTCTGAGTTTGTTTCAAGTGTAAATAATGTTACTCTTTTTATAAGAGTCTTTGCATCAGAAGCTCCACTTATTCCTGTAGTGAAACTTGCTGCATCAGATGAGGCTACAGATCCATCAAATTGAGAGTATGAAGCCATTCCTTGTGCAGTCTGCTTTGCTAGTAATACTTTTTTGGTTGTTCCTAGTAGTATCTCAACTGATCCATAGATGTTACTTGCATCAGCTCCAGTATTAGATCCTTCCCATTTACAGTTATTTATTAGATCATCAATATCAGCCACAAAAGATCCACTTCCAACCTGTAGTACAAACTTATTTAGAGTGCTATGATAGTATGTACATATTGGATCTGTTATTGCATTAGCCAATAAGTCTTTTATATTGTAGTCTAGTCTTTTTACATTAAATCCATCAAAAGCTACCAACTGATTTTCTGTTGTCCAGATTATCATCATTCCTCTTGTTTCTAGTAGAGCATGATGCTTATTACATCCAAAGTTGGCTACATATTGTTTTACTTTAAAAGGTAGAAGTGCATCTCCAGTGTAGTCTACCCTATGGCAAGCATTTGTTGTAAATAGATAAAGAGATCCTTTGAACATTATTGCTGCTGTAATACCCTGGGATCCATCATCAGGTACATCAAAATATTGAGTAGAACTTACTCCACCAAAGTCTTGATAGTTTACTGTTGTTGAATAGTATGTTCTGAATTTCTTACTTGTTCCAGTTGGATCCTGACAGTTTATAGCACATAGTCTATTTCCAAAGTTTTTAACAAAAGCACATATGATTCCATTTGTAAATCCAGTAGCACTTACATTAGTGAATAGTCCAAAGTTACCTTTTGCCTGAACCATTTCTACATTATTTGTGAGAAAGAAGAAGTCTAGTACTTGTGTTGAGTCAAAAACTGTTGTGGCTGTAGTTGTTAGTGTTTTACCTAAGTTTATATAGGAATAAACTGATGATCCAGTTGTATAGAGAGCTTCATTTATTACTCCAGTAGACTTTACTTCTATAAGTATCTTCTTATTATCAAGAAATGTAGTTGCAAGGTATTGTGGGTATGCCAGTAGAGCTGTTGGTAGTGCTGTAGTTAAAGAAGTATCAGGTGTTGAGTCAACATATGTTGTTGTTGTATTGTCATTTATGTTAGTCAATAGAAACCAAGAGTTTTGATCTCCTACTTTATTTCTATATATGTTTCTTGTATATCCAGCTGTATATTGTAAAGGTATATTAGAAAGAGTTGTTTGTAGATTAGTACCTGTATGAACTATAGCATTTGAAGGTGAACCAGCACAAATTTCTGCACCACCAACTGTTGCTATAAAAGTGACTCTATATGTATGTGTTCCAGCAGTTATTCCAGTTCCAGACTTTAATGTTGCAGTAGGTGAGCTTATCTCAAGATTACTTGGTGAATACTTCTTAGTTAAGTATCCATCTTTAGTATATAGATTGTTACAAGTTTGAAGTTCCTCATTAGATAGTCTTGTTGAATCTGCTGTGTTTCTAAGACCTCCTGTGAACTTAAATGATTGAACTACTGATTCAGTCATGCTGTTGCTCCTGTTTTATTTTGTAGTTTATTTCTTTCTTCAGTTGTTATTTGATTTATTATGTCTACTGCTGGCATACCAGTTGGAATAGGAAGTGGAACTGGATTTGTTATTACTTCTATTGGCTTTTCATTAGTAGGTGCTGTAATTGGAGTACCTGCTAGATCTTGTCTTGAAGCTGGTCCATAAAATCCTCCAGATGTTTCAAATGTTATAATCTTTGGAGCACTATAACTATTTACTGGAGTATAGGATGATACACCTCTTGAAACTGCTATGGATTGGAATAGACCTAGAAAAGGTACATTCTTTAAAATATTTGGTAATAAATATTTATAAGGTTCCATGTTACTTTACCATACCAGAGCTAGGATCTAGCCATCCAAAGTCCTTCTTATTACCATACTTAGTTTGCTGATCTGATTTCATTCCATTTATTAAGTTTTGTGCTATTACCATGGCTGCATTACCTTCTGGTTTTTGCAAGTACTGTAATGCTTTAGCATAGGCAAGTTCAACTATTACTTGTCCATACATATCTGGAATTGCAGGAGCTGTTGTTCCTGAAATATCTGTTAGACCCATTAAATAATATACTGTTACTGTTCCAGCATTACTAGGTTTAGGATATAAGCCAATTTTTGCTCCACTTGAGTCAATATAGAACCTATCTGGTGTTCCTGTAGAGGACATATCTGGGTCAATTTCAACTATATCAAATAGTGTTGCAGGTAACATTTTTCTTGTTCCATTGAACATATAGTATATTAGTTCACAGTCTGCTCCAATAGCTGTGGATATAGTATATGTTTGAGTTCCACCAACCATTGTTAGTGTTGCTGATTTTTGTCTAAAATCCCAATTATATGTGTTCCATATTTCTCTTATGGATTGGTTTATCCAAGATCCAGTTTGTGTTGCAAGATTAGATGGTACACCTCTTGCCTGTAGTTCTGCTAATATTGTTGTATAGTTCCATTTCGCTGTCATTTTATTCTCCTTTTACTAGTCTTTCTAGTCTTTTTACTAAACCTTGAACATTTTTATTTATATCATAGTCTTTTTTTAGTCTAAGATATGCTGAAGTATGTAATTCCTGTCTCAATTTTGGTTGATCTATAAGTTCAGATAGTAGTTCTACAAATTCTTCTTCATCATTGTAGAGTAGTCCATCTACACAATTTACTATCTCATCCTTATAGGGAGAAACATTAGAGGCTAGAGTAGCCATTCCTACTGCTGTATACTCCATCCATTTTACTGTGGACTTATATCCATCAAATTCTACTCCTCTAAGAGGACATATTCCTATATCTCCACCAAGTGTGGCTAGCCTATATGGGTGTGCATCTGGTGTTACCCATCTTTCAAATACTAGTTGATTCTTTATGTCTGGAAATGTTTCAAACACTGATCTATCTGGGTCTCCTACTAGAATAAACTTTACATTCTTATATTTCTTTAGTATTCTATACATTCCATTTCTAACTGACATTAGATCACCATAGTGAGAGCATCCACCAGCCCATACTATTCTAACTTCATTTAGTGGTTTTATTACTCTAATGTTTTTAAAGACTTCTGTGTTTAATGAGTTTCTATACACATAAACATTTGAATTTATTTTTTTAAATCGTTCAGCCAGTCTTTCTGTTGTTACAGTTATAAGATCTGCTTTCTTGATGTTTTCTAAGTGTATTTCCCTTTGATCTTTATTATGGTCTATATCTAGTATTCCTGGTTTTGCATATCCTGGTTCAGGACAGAATGTACCATCTTCTATTTGTTTTGCAATTTCAGATGTTGATGATACCCATAGAGGTATTTTCTTTCCAGTTTTTAAGTCTGTATGATAGAATTCTTCAAGTCCTATAGCAAAGTAGTTAGGATCATAAGGCAGTGTTGAAAAAATATCATCATCATAATCAATTATAATTTTACAATTAGGATTTAGTATTTTTAAGTTATCAATAGATGATTCTTGACCATGCCTTAATAAAAATACATCTGTTGCTGATGCTATTTTGTCAATATTATCTGTTAAGTAGTCTCTATCACAATCATAGAATGATTCAGCTTCAGCCAGTTTTTGATTATTTATGGCTATGAAAGGTTGTTTTATCCTTATATAGTTACATCCATTTTCTGAGCATAATAATGTTGATATAGTTATCATAGTTTACTATCTAACCAAAATTCTTTGTGTTCTTTTAAATATTTCATTAAATCTTTTTGATCTGGGTATGTTCCACTCTTAAACTTTAGCCAATGTATTACTACTTCTGGTATAGAAGCTATCCACTTACCATTGGCTTGATGTAGTCCTTCATTATAGGCTCTGAATTTATCTCTATATGGTATGTATGATTTTAGTACTCTTTTCCATTCTCTTTTATAATAATTGAGCATCAACTTAGCAGATATTGGTTTATCTTTTGCATATTGTTGATATTCTTTTGATCTATAAACTTCTTCTACAAAATCCATTGTTTCCTCACTTATTATATGTACTTTAAGTGGGAGGTTTAACCACCAACCTCCCGAAGGATTAGACTTATTTATTATTAGGTTGTTAGTTGTGTTATCTTACCAGAATAGGCTTGATTATATGAGAATAATCCAAGCTCGGCAACAATACCAAAACTCATACCATCAACTGCTCCAGGTAGTACTTCTTTGATCTCAGGAGATCCAAGCATTCCTATGCCAAACATATCTTGCTGAAGTACAAGTACCTCAGTAGTTGTTGCTAGATCATGATAATGTACTTTTAATACACCAAAGTCTCCAATGTATGTATCTACAACATTAACAACAGTTTTTTCTGTTGCTGGAATAGTTACAGCTGAAGATGATCTTCCTGTAAATCCAGAGATTGCTCTCTTTTGAGCAGAATTTACATATACATCTGTTGGCATACCAGCTTGTGCTTTAATTGAAGCCAAGCAGTCATTGAATAGTATTTCTGTTAATGCTTGTGTACCAGTACCAGATCCAGTAATATTAGTTGTGGAAATCCATCCTCTAATACCTTTGGTTTCTCTAGCTGTTCCAGAAGCTCCAGAATTACCAGTTCCATTAAGTAACTGATACTCAATATCTCTTACAAGATTTTTCATAGCCAGTTCTTTTTGCTCACTCATTTCATCAGCAACTCCAGCTACATTTACTGCATTTGAAGTTCTTGAAATTGTGTATGCTTTTCTAAAAATCTGTGTATAGTTTCCAGTCCTTACTCTAGCAGTGACTGAACCTGCTGACCAAGCAGCACCTTCAACAGCAGCATTTGATGTTGCAGATGGTAATGCTTGTGTCTGCCATTCAAAGTATGTATTTGCTACATTCTTTTTTGGTAGATGTGACCAAAGTGGTGTCCACTCTGGAGAAATCATAGTTAAAATATCGGTTAATCCTTCTCTTACGCCAATTTGGTCGTAAGTAAATAATGTTCCCATTGTAATTTAGTCTCCTTTTATAATCCTAGTAATCTTTTTTCCGCATCACATAGAAAAGCAGGATTTAATAGTGTATCGGATGTAATCTTTCCATACTTTGCAAAATTATCTCTGATAATATCAGAGGGTTTTGGTGGTGTGGGTTCGACTGGCTTAGCTGCTGAGGTAGCAACTGATGGGGTTGATGCTGCCTTTGCCAAAGCCTCATTCTTGCCTTTTTCATAGGCTCTACGTTCTAATTCAGCCATATCAACTTTAGTTTCTTCTACTTTTTTAACTTCCTGAGCAACTTCAGGCTCGACTTTAGCTGTAGAAGCTTTTAAGTCTTGATATGCCTTCCTTATTTCTTTATAGGACTTCTCTGCTTCTTCTTGAGAAGCAAACTCATTCCCACAAAAAAGGAACTTAGACACCTCTGCTTGGACAGGAACGACTTGTTCCTCCACGGGTGAAATTTTCGGATTGCCTTTCGGGTCCACGCTTTCACTTGCGTTGATAACAATTTCCTCACTCATGTTTTTTCCTCCTTATGAATCTTATTCTAAAGATTTCTTTAGAATTTTTATATCGTTTGCAATATAGTTTTCTTGTGAGATAAACTTATTGGTATATTCAAATACTTCTTGTAGAACTTCTGCTTGAATAAGAGCAGCCATTCTTTGCTCCATAGTAAACTTACTATTCTTAGATTTATTTAGTAGACTATCATGCTTCTTTGTAATCATATTCATATAATCTTTAAATGACTCCATATTTAATAGTCTTTTGTAGTCTTCTATGATGTTTAGATTATGTTGATTTTGCTTAACTAAAAATTCTTTAAGCATTTTGTCCTCCCATCATTCCACCACTTACAGGAGGTAGTGTTGGAGTTGGAGTTTGAACATTTGCTGGGTTAGGTGTATTCTGTGTCATAACTGGACTTGCTTGTCCTAGTTGACCTCCCTGTTGAACTTGCTGTGGTTGTACTTTAGATAATCCTATTTCTTCTGCTTTTATACCAGCTGTTTCTAGATAGAATGAGGCTAGTTTATTTACATCTAAAGGTTGACCACTCTGTACAAGTATAGATCCTACAGATTGTAAGAACTGTGTTAGATATTGTAGTACCATTTCTTTAGACATAGTTTCAAATCCTATTCTAGGTACAAATTTAACTTCATATGGTAAGAATACTGGATCTACTTCCAACACTGCATCTTCTCCATATTTCATGTATAGTTCTTTCTTTGCACATTGAAGTACAAGTCTGTAAGCCAAATCTATAGCTCTAATAAGCCCTAGTTGATCTATTGTCCATATATGTAGTGCATGAAGTTCAGATCCCATCTTATTAAGTAGTACACTTTCAGTTGCTGTTCTTCTACTTGAGTCTGCTCCCATAGCTGCTGATTGTCTAGTAGCTCCTGTTATTTCTTCAGCATCCTGTTTAAGACTTTGCATTTTATTTATTGATTGTAAGTCATAAGGAGCTTGCTCCATAGGTACGAGATCATCAATTTCTTGAACTGGTATCATCTTGTCTGGAGCAAATACAAGTGTTTCACTTCTTGGTCCAGATCCTTCTCTTACTTTGTACATTCTACATATGTGTCTTAGTGCTTCTTCTATATCTAAGTTTTGAAGAAGATTTAAAAGTGTTTGTTGAGGTTTGCACATTTCCATAGCTCCACGACCATAGAATTGTGTATCTAGTTTTGTAAATACAGAGGAAACAAAAGGATGAGTACCATGAAAAAATGGATTATATCTATCATCTTTAGGTGTAATAATCATATTTCTATTAGCCACTGCTATCCTCATAGAATCATCCGCTGACCAGTACTCAATTACTTCTACTAGCTCATCATCATTTATAAGTCTAGGAGGAGTTATTGGCTGAGGATTAAGATTATCATAGCTTCTGTTAAGACCATTATTTTTATCTGTTGCCTGACCTTTTATCTTATCTATGTTAGTATATATTCCAAGTTTCTCTTTTTCTTTTAATTGTGCTTTTGTAATCCAGATTTTTCTAAACTTATCAAATCCATCTATAGAAGTTGCATCTGGATCTATTCTAAATTCATTTACAACATCTACAAGTGCAAATTTTATTCCTTCATATGTTCTAGCCTCTTTTATTTCAAATTGTACTTTACCTTTCTTTATTATTGGATTTCCTTCTTCATCTCTTTTTATAACTTTTATCTTTTTATCTGTTTGTTCCCATACAACTTCAAATACAGCAGTACCATATATTACAAGTTGCCTAATAAAGTCTAACATTGTTTCAGCCATGTTTGGAGACTTCTTTATCATTGACTTCATCATATGTTTTATTGCTTTTGCTTGGGCTGGATCTACTAGACCTGTGTAGTCTAAGTCAAAGTCTATATCCCCACCTTTTGAAAATAGACCAATCATATATTTAGCAATTAGAGCATTAGCAATCTTTTCTGATGTTGGATCAAATATAGGATTAGAAGTTACCCAATTATTTTTGTCTCTTAGATAAGATATTGAAGCATCTCTACAGTATTCAAATCTAGCTCTCATATTGCTTTCAAACCAATTATCGGCTTTAAACCATTTCGCCATTATATTATCTAGTAGTAATTTATCATCTAAGTCTAATTCAAGACCAGATACTTCTCCAACTCCTACTACACTTTGTGTTTCATTCTGCTTATATTCGTCTTTACTTTCTACCATTTTTTTACTCCTTATCTTCCCTTCATCCAACTTGGTGTGAATCCATAGTTCTCAAAATATTTAGGTTTAGTATCATAGAAGTATCCTTCTGATGATATTGTTCTTTTTACATCTTCATAAAAAGAAAGAGCATCTATTAAGTCGTCATGTTTACCATTTGGAAATTGTATTAGCTCATCAAAGAGTTCATCACATTCCTCAGGGATAGCAATTAAATTTTTCTTAAAATAATGGAGTAATCGTCTTATTCTATCATTCTTTGCTTTTGATGGTCCTGTTTTAACATCTGTTATTCTAAAATGCTTTCCCGATGTCTTTGCTGTTTCTCTAATCCAAGATGAAAGTATTTGCTGAGAAGCATTGGCTTCAATGGCAACTACATTAGGTCTATACAGAGCTTGCAAGTTAAATATTCTATCGACTACATCTTTAGGTTCTAGCTTTTCTTTGTAAGCCAGTTCTATATGAATAAATCCTTTATAGTCTACAAACAAAACAATGAAAGCGGTAGAATCGGATCTCTTTTTGACTGTATAAGCTGGATCTATCAATAAATACTTATAAACAATTCTATTATTCTTAATATCATTGTTTAAAAGTTTTGCTTGGTTCAACATATCTTCAGTAAACTCCAAAGCTCTTGAAGATGTTGGATCTGACATATATTGACAATTAAAAGTATATTGTGTCATAAGAGGATCTGAGAACTTCTTTGTTAGTTCAACCTCATTCAATTTAGGAAATACTATCTTTGATTTAGTAAATGTTCCATATCCCTTGATTTCTATAGTCTCTCCATCCTCAGTTTGTTCTATGGCTTTTCTAATATATATGATCCAGTTGTCTAGTTCTATCATTTTCTTGTCTAAGATCTTCTTCCAGTCAGTAATTCCAGAAGATTTGGCAATTGTCGTGTATATATCATTATCTACCCAGATTGTACCTAGTATTATCTTTCGTGTATGTGGTAGTGATAGGTTAGTCAACTCTGCAAAGACACCTTTTGCCATTTCAATCTGTGCTTGGGTCCTCGTATTGGCTTCTGAGTGTAAATCGTCTCCAACTATCAAATCAGGGTGAAATCCAGTTACCGATCGTTCCAAAGACCCAACAAAGATGTTTGGTTCCTTTTCCGTTGATGTATTAGTTTTTAACCTAATGCAGTCCTCTCTCCATAAATCCCCTTCCATATCCCCAAATATCTCCATAAACACTGGATTTTTAAAATGACGTTTTATACCATCTAAGTAAACCTTGCCCTTTGACCATGTTTCTAAAACAAGTAGGATTCTAAGTGAAGGGTTCTTTAAAAGGCTCCAGACCACATAGGATTCAGTTATAAGGGCTGTCTTCATGGTACCCCTTGGTAGGATGGTCAAAAGGTCCTTAGTGCTGTGTAATAGCAAATCTACTAGCTCTCCGTAGACTTCTGGTATTAGATCTGTATGTTGCATGGCTACTTGGTTAAAGTAGTGGAAATCTTCTAGAGTTTTCTTCTTAACTATATCTCTTTTAAGAGTTGTTAACTCCTCCTTAGACATATTAGCCAGTTTAGTCTTAATATTGCTATTCTCTGACAAGTTGACCCCTTTTTTGATCTATCTGCCCTTTTACTGTGTGTGAGGTTATTACATAATACGAAGCGGTCAAGATTGGTCTCCCCCTAGGGTAGTATTTGGTTTAGTATCTAATTGAGGAGTTGTTATATTAAGTATATCATCTATTAGGGCGGATTTATCACTGTCGCCTTCTACTGTGTTTACCTTCTCATTAGGCTTAGTACTCATCATTTTGTTCACTTGTGTGTTGAGCAGTGTCTTAGCCATGTCTGAGGCTATCTTAGAGGGCTTGCCAGTCTTACTATCTATATCTGACATAGCTTCCATAGCTACCTTAAACGCGGTATCAAACATAGTCTGAAGTCTTTCACTATTCTGTTCACTCATTGACTTGGCTATACTGTCAAATTCAACACTTCTGACGTAACGCCTTACCGTTTCAGGTGATATGTTCCACTTCTGAGCAATTTGCGTACTATTAAGCCCTCTATACTTATCTTCATAGATTTTATATAACAATACCTTATCCTTAACTCTACTCATTATGTCGTACTCCTCTTATTGATTAGTGTTTAACGCAACTCTAATATTACATTGTAACTTAGTATCTATTCTTATCTATCTGTTACTCTTATATATTACTATTGCTTTATTCTCAGCCATTATTGGGTCTAATATATTATTATTGTGTTAGCCTCAAGTTTTGAATAGCTTACTAGTTTATGTTATTATAAGACTGTTATGGTCTATAAGGTACTTGAAATTAAACTGATTAGGTGCTAACATAATAACTATATTGTATTATATTATATATTATAAAACCCACAAGACACTATATTAACACCGCTCGAGGTTGTTTTGGCAAATTTATTTTGTGTCAATATAATACTTTATTGTTTTTATCTCTTAAACCTGTTATAATAATAATTGCAAATGTCATGCAAGTTTTTTGTACATGGCAACGATAGTATAATTGTAGAGTGTTTAGTCCCTTATTTGGCAAGTGTTTTGCGGTTCACTTGAAAATTAAAAACCGCAAAGTTGATGCAAGTTTAATGTGGGTTGAAACGATAGATTAACGGAGGTGATAAAATGAATTACGGGGATAAAAGAGATTATAAAAAAATTGATATCTTATGGTATGGCAAATATGAATGTTCTACAACATGGTTTAAAACTTGCAAAGAGGCGAAGCAAGCATGGATAAAAGAGCAAGGAAATATAAAACCATCGGATTGCTTAGTAGGGGTGACGGCAAGGTTTAGCAAATAGATAAATATGGAGGTGATAACAAATGTATAGTTTAGAGGACAACGACTACTGGCAATATATAGCCGAACAGTCAAATTGGCTGGCGCAAGTACAAGGTGATGGAGAAGTTGAACAAAAAGAAGGGGGCGAATAGAATGGGACGCTTTGACGAATATAGCAATATGATATCATTTGATTTAAAAGCAGAATTCTCGGCAAATGGTTTAATTAGGCTGAGTGAAGGTGAGAAATCGATAACACTTAATGAGAGCGAGGCGAAAGAGCTAGTATTGCAGATTATACAGAATAGAATAAAATCGGGACAAAATAATCATGGAAGTTAATGCAAGTTTTGGGGTTTTCGTTACGATTAGATTATTAGAGGGGGAAATTAAAATGACTAAGAAAGACTATCAAGCAATAGCAAGGGCGATTTACACTTTTGACAGCGAACACACTTGGAATAAAAAACAGTTGATTGATTTATTATCAACAATTTTATACAACGATAACAACAAATTTGATTTCGCAAGGTTTGAGCAAGCTTGCACAACTGGTAAATGCAAGGGTATGAAAGCATGAAAGGGCAAACATCTTACGAAATTAAACAAAAGCGATTATATAGAATAGAATAAAATATATGCTAAAGGGGGGAAGACAAATGAATTATTACAAAATAAAATATGCAAATGGCAAGCAAATAGTTGTTAAATCTAATTCAGTCCTAGACATTATAAGAAAATATGATTTAGCAACACGAGAGAATATACAGACAAGAGTTGTCAGGCTTGAGGGGTGAACAGCCAGCAATAGCAATTTCAAACGAGACTTAGGATAGTTAAAAAATACTGGGAGGTATTTAGAATGAGAAGTACATGGAAAAGCTTTACTGATGATGTTAATAAGACAAAATGGAATGAAAAACTTATAATGGATATAACATGGGAAAACTGGGAAAATGAGGAAAAGCCAAATGAGCATTTTACACTTGAACAGGTACTCTATTGCAAAATGGAATGGCTAAAAGAGTATTTGGAAAGCCTAGTTGACGAAGACGATGAAGATGCGACTGAACATTTTGACACAATTGATTATATAACGGCTTATATGAGCGGGATTCAAAATATAGTTACAGATGGGGCTATAAAAAATAACACGGAGGTAAAAAAATGAGGACATTCCAATACATAAGAAGAAGGCTGATATATTTGAAAAGAGAAATAGAAAATGAAAGAATAAGCTACTCTGAAATTTTAGAATTGCAATCCTTAAAAGATTTTATACCTAAAGATGATACAATTTTACTAGAATGGTCTGGAATAAAAGAAGGTGAAAAATGAGTAGTTCAAGTGAATTATATCTATCTATTATGGAAGACTTGGGAATAGATAACCCAGATGAGAGCGATATTAAGTTGATTGAAGCCATAGCACAACAAAGAATGGCACAAGCTGAAAGCTACTGGTATGGTCAAAAAGAGGAATACATGGAGGAATATATATCATGAAGACATTTATAATTTCGACAAGCTTCACGGGTTGTTGTGAATATACAATTCATGCAGACACAAAAGAGCAAGCCCAAGAGCTATTTGATGATGGGGTTTGGATTTCTTGCGCAGATCGAAATTCAAGAGTAGAAAACAATGAAGAGATATTTGAAATAGAGGAAGTGAAATGATGTATAATAATAGTAATTATGTGAGTAGTGATACAAGGTTTATCAGTCAACCAGCCGACTATATAAATTATCTATCAAAAGAGAACGAGTGGAAGCAAATTATGCTCACCAGACAAGCTGATACCATAGGAATGATAAAAGAGCTTATAGATAATGGAGCAACAGAAGTATATTTTAAAAGATATAAGGTAGTCAAAGAGTTCAAAAAATAAGGGGTGGTAATAATGGTACAGCAAATTATTGGCTACATTAGAATGGGTGATTATTCAAGGGCAAGAAGTTTGATTTGTGGATTATATGATAGCGAAATTCCATTACTTATTAAGGAGATATCATTTGAGCAATTAGAGAATGAGTTGAAATTGTGCCTAAAAGCAAAGGATTATGTTTGGATCATGGAGGCTTTGAAATGATTGATTGTATAATTTACTTGTCTATTGTTGCAATTTGGTACTGGATTATAAATATTTATACAAGGAGTTGATTATAATGGAAAGTTGCTTAGATGAAAGGGTACAAGCTTTAATTAATAGAGTAAAATATAATGATGTAATGATTGATGATGTAATTGATGATATAAAAACTATATATAGTACAGTACAAGTTATAAATGGATTAGATAATCTGCTATATATAGAAGGAGATGAAATAATATGAATATTTGTGGAGGATGTGGTGAAGAATTTACTCTATGTGGTGGGATAGATGATGATGGCTTATGTGAAACTTGCGCCAAAATAAGAGATGATGAGAACACAATGAATACTGACTCAAAAATAGAGGAGATGAAACTATATGACAAAATTTTGTAAGGATTGCAAACATTGTATGGTTGACTTAGCATATCCATTAGATAGGAGGCTATTTTTTGCAAGATGTGCTAAAATGCCTCATGAATCAAAGGAGTTTCTAGTAACTGGATTATCAGATACAGATAATTTATATTTTTGTTCCACTGCTAGAGGCTCACTTCAAGAATGTGGAATTGAAGGAAAACAATTTGAAGAAAAAGGAGGAGATGAAATAATATGATATATGGAAAAATTGATATTGAGTTTACACCCGATGTTACAGTAACAGATAGAGGGGGAGAATAATTTGAAAAATATAAACTTATTAGACACTAGATGGCAAGCATACCTAGCCATAGATAGAACAAACAATACAGAATATATTAAGGACTTAGCAAAGAATAAGCTTATAATGTGCTTTGATAACTTCAAGAATACTTGCAAAAGCACAATAGTTAAAAGATGCCTATATAGAGCAAAATCAATATATGTAAAAAGATGTGAAATCATGGGAGCAAGTGGCTTAAAATTATTGGCTTGTTCTATAATTTAGATAGAGTACATATAGATAGTGCAAGGTATATGAGGAGGCGGTATGACAGAAGAAGAAAAGGTATGGAGTTTAACAAATAATATATAAAAGGAGATAAAAATGTATAAATTAAAAGTCAATAGTGATGGTCAAGTAGTATTAGAACTTCAAGGAATACCAACAGAGGTTGAAAAGAAAGAGATAGAAAAACTAATTGCTCCAGATGGATATGTAATGGCAACATATATGAATAGAATTAAAGCTCTAGGACTATACACTGAACAATCAGTGCAACCTAAAACTGCAACACCTGAAGAAATTAAAGTAGTCATAGAACCAAAGAAGAAAGGTGTGCGATGTTCTAAGTGTAACAATGGATGGCTAAATAATAGATCAATAGTATCTGAAAGACAGGCTGGATACATAGGTAAAAGACTAAATAAAGAGGTTAAAGTTGGAGATGCTTTTAGACAATGCTCTAATAAGGACTGCGGTTTAATAGAGGAATAAAATGCTAAAAGGTATAAAGTGCAATAAAAAGAATGACAATATAAGCTTTAAAGACTGTCTGGAGTGTGCAAAAAGTCTCGACAATCCATGTGGGATTACCTACGAGATTATCAATGGCATAATTAGCCAAATCGTTGGGAATGAGCATACTCCAGATATGATAAATACAACTGCTATTGAACCTAGTGGATGTGTTAGAAAGGAGTTCTTACAAAGAACTAATGACTTTTATAGTAGTTTGACTGACTTATATTTTATGTTTAGAGGAACTATTGCACACAAGATATTTGAGGAATATGCACACCCAAATGCTATTATAGAAAAAGGATATGTCAGAACAGTTGCAGGAATAAAGGTAACTGGTAAACCAGATCTTATTCTTCCAAAAGAAGGAATACTAAAAGACTGGAAAACTACATCATCTATATTCTATATAGATAAAAATAGTCAAGCATATGAGAACCATATAGAACAGCTTAATATCTATAGATGGATACTTGCTAAACCCGATGGAGAAGAACCTATTGATATTAAAAAGATGCAAATAGTATATCTTACCATGAAAGAGTTTAGACAAATAGAAGTACCTATATTAGATAATAAGTGGGTAGAAATGGCTGTAACTTCACAAGCCAGTAAACTTTCTCACGCTATGACTACTGGAGAAGTTCCTGAAGTACCAAATGACTATCCAAACTATAAACTATGTAAGAACTATTGTCCAGTAAAAGATAAATGCTCTGAGTGTTGGAAGATGGGTCAGAAAAGATGAAACAAATACTAATATTATTATGTTTAACAGCTATTTTATATCTAGGAGAAGATACTGGTAACCTAATTGCAGGAACTAGAGTAGAACTAGAGAGAAATGGATGGTCTTTTACTTCTGATATTAGATCATATATAAATGAAATGAATGGAAATGCTTTTACTCCCAATAGAGTTACATATACAACAGAGTTTGGAAAAGATAATATATTTTGGACACATGAATGTTTTCATAGTGTGGATGATCTAGGACTAGGTGAGGGTAATAGAGATTATATTACATATAGGATAAACTAATGGCAATTATTTTTGATACGGAAACGGATGGCTTAAATGTTCTAGATCCAAAAATTTATGGATATGCTATAAATACAGGAGACTCAACAACTTTTATAACATCAAATGACTATAAGAAGAAATTTGAATCCTTCTTAGACTTATATAATGATAAAAGAGTTGTAGGTCATAATGTTAAGTTTGATCTTCAAGTTTTGAAACTTCACAAAGAACCATATGAACTATTTGATACTATGGTTGCTGAATGGCTACTCTATCCAGATCAAAAGAAGTATGGGTTAAAGAAACTGGCTAAGAAATACTGGAATGAAGATACAGCAACTTATTCTGAACTAATTAACAAATATAAACCTAAAGGAAAGAAGAAAGCTGAATGTTGCCTAGATGTTGTGCCATTTGAGGATATGAAAAAATATTGCATAAAAGATGTTGACATGACTAAGAAGCTATTTGAAAAGCTACAGCCAATGATAGACAATAATAAGTATCTATCATCTATATATTATGGTGTTGAGATGCCTTTTCTTAGAGTTCTAGCGAAGATGGAACTAAATGGCATATTCATAGACAAGCAGATGCTAGAAGAAATGAGTGACAAGAACTCTAAGAGGATAATAGAGTTAAGAGGAAAAGTAATGGCTATGGCTGGAGAGGAGTTTAACCTAGACTCTCCAAAACAACTATCAGAGATATTATTTACTAAACTAAAAATACCTATTACTAGGATTAGAAATACTGGTAACTCAACAGATGAAAAAGATCTAAAGGCACTAGAAAAAGACTATGAGATTATCAAACTATTACTTGAATATAGGAAGCTAATTAAACTTGATAGAACATACCTAAAGTCACTACCTAAGTTTATTAGATCTGATGGTAGAGTACATCCATCTTACAATCAAATAGGAACTGCAACAGGTAGGATCTCATGTGACTCACCAAACCTACAAAACATACCTGCTGATGAACTTGGAGGAGAGATAAGAAAAGCATTTAAACCTATGAAGGGTAACAAGTTTATTATTGCAGACTATGATCAAATGGAATTAAGAATGTTGGCCAATGTATCTAATGATAAGAAATTGATATGGGCTTTTAATAACAATGTTGATATACATAGACTAACAGCACAACTTCTACTTGGTAAAGATGAAGTAACTGATGTTGAAAGAAAAATAGGAAAGACTATTAACTTCGCTATTATATATGGTCAAGGTGCATCTGGATTGGCTAAAGCTCTTGAAGTTCCATATGCTCAAGCTAGAGACTTTATATATAAGTATGCCTGTTTATACTCTGGTGCATGGACATGGCGAAAAGAAGCAATAGAAAACTCTCATAAAACAATGGTTACGGAGACTATTATTGGAAGAAAGAGAGATCTTACAAAAGCTGAGGGATTTGCTGATAGACTTGCATTAAATACTCCAATTCAAGGTTCTTGTTCTGAACTAGTTAAGATTGCCATGATAAGGCTCCACAGTGCCTTAAAAGACACAGATTGCTTAATGCTGATGCAAATACATGATGAACTTGTGTTTGAGTGTCCTGAAGCAAAAGCAGAGCAATACAGTGTACTTGTACAGGGTATAATGGATAGTATATCTGTTCTTGACAATGTAATACTTAAATGTCCTATGAAAACAGAAGTAATAATTGCAGATTCATGGTTTGATAAATAGACATAGAGTACATATACTTGTCGGGAGATGATAAAGATGCCTTATATTAAAAAAGATGATAGATTCAAATTCTTTCTAAGCATTAGTAATGCAGATATTCAAACAGCTGGTGAATTTAACTATGTTATTACTATGCTTGCAAAGTCATACATAAATAGACTAGGTAAGAATTATCAACACTATAATGACATTATTGGTGCTTTAGAAGGATGCAAACTAGAATTATATAGAAGATCAATTGCTCCATATGAAGATGTTAAGATTGAAGAAAATGGTGATGTCTAGCCAAAATGGCTGGGAAGGTTTTTTACTCTTGTCTTTGCCTCTACTTTTATAGTAGTGCTGGGCTGTAAGGTTCTAGCAGATAAAAAAGACAAGGGAGCCAAATTTAGGAGGGGATTTAAATGTTACAGTGTCCAATTTGTGGCGGAGATGTAGTACAACAAGAAGAAATTAGAAAAGGAGAGAATTGGAAGGTTGTAATGTGGTGTGTTGATTGTGATTGGAAAGACTCAGTAGAATCTGAGGATACAAAATAATGGAAAACATACTACTAGGACTTCTAGTATTTGGAATGACTATAATTAGTATAATGCTTATTGAAATAGGAAAACATATATGACATTAAATGCAAAAGATAAAGGTAGACGAGGAGAATATGACTTTAGAGATCTAGTAAGAAAGATCTTTGGAGTAAAGGCAGAGCGTATGCCTGGATCTGGTGCTTTTGCAGGATTTAAAGGAGACATGGACAATAAGACTATGCCTGATGTTCTAAAAGGATATGGTCACGAAATTAAATATGAAGTAAAACCTAGAATATTGGCTTATATAGAACAGTGCAAAAGAGAGTTTAACTCAAACTCTATGTGGATGATTCACTATAGGCTTGCAGCAGAAAAGGGAATACCAGAGAACTTCATAACATTCATTCCAACAGTTGAACTACTTGGACTACTCTTGGAACTACAAGAGCTAAGAGCTAAAGATGCTTTACAGGTCATTCCAGACACCAATAAAGAGACTTTAAACAAGGAGATGAGTTAAAATGATAAAGGAAGTAGCACTATTTGATCTACATATGCCTAAGCATAATGCTCACTGCCTTGACATAGCAGTTGACTTCATTAGAGACTTTAAGCCAAATAAACTAATACTTGGAGGAGACTTCTTAAATCTAAGCTGTATATCTCACTGGAAAGAAGGTCAAATTGGTGATCAACTAGGAGAAGATATAGATAGAGACTATGATATGGCTAATGACGCTCTTGATAGACTAATGAAAGGATTTAAAGGGGAAGTAATTTATATAATGGGTAACCATGAGGATTGGATTAGACAGTATGCACAGATCTATCCATCTATAGCCAATATAATTAAGCTAGATAGAAACTTAAAAGTTAAAGAAAGAGGTATTAAGATTATACCATTAAATGAAGTTTACTTTGTAGGAAAACTTGGATTTACACATGGTCTATACACAGGAGATCATCATACTCTTAAAACTATTAGAGCAGGATATAATTGCTCGTTAAGATATGGTCATACACATGATAGGCAAGTTGATACTCAAGTTGCTCCAGTAGATAAGAAGCATCATCATACTGTTGAGAGTTGTGGATGTCTTTGTGACATGAATCCAGATTACATGAAGTCAAAACCATCAAAATGGATACATGGTCTACAGTTTGGATATGTAGATGAAAAGAGTGGCTACTTCAATGATTACTTTGCTAAAATAAATGATAGTAAAACTATTATTCTAGGTAAGGAATACAAATGAAAAAAGATTTATCAAAACTGAAACAAATATTATCTAAGAATGAAAATATATGTATTCCAGAGCCTCTAACATTTACTTCAACTGGATTTCATGCTCTAGATAAAATACTTGGAGGAGGAATACCAAATGGAAGATTTACTGAGCTGTGGGGCGTTCCTCAGAGTGGAAAAACAACTTTGGCACTTCAAATTGGTGTGCAAGTGCAAAAGAATGGTGGAACAGTTTTATTCTATGATGTTGAACATGGATTTAACAAAGACATGGCTATGGGTTTGGGCTTGGATGTAGAAGATCAAAATAAGTTCTTATATATATGTCCTAAAGAAGGATCTCATAGTAAAGACTTAGACACTATAATGGAGATATGTAGAGAAAAACTAGTTGATTTAGTTATTATAGACTCAGTTGCAAACTTACTTCCAGAGGATGTCGTAGAGAGAGAAATGGCTGATAGAGAACAAGCATCTCTAGCCAAGTTCTTAAAGAGGTTTATTTTAAAGATTTCAGATGTTATTGCAGAACAAGATATACCAGTTATAATGATCAATCAGATAACTGATGACACTCAAGCAAGATATAACACTGAGACAACTCCAGGAGGTCATGCACCTAAGTTCATAACATATATGAGACTTAGACTTGCACATACTCAATATATAAATAGTAAGTATGCTCCTATAACAAGCTCTGATATTGCTGAACAAGGATATGGAGATATTGTTAAAGCAGTAGCAAAGAAAACAAGAACTACAAGACCTTTTCAAGAAGCAGAAATGGTAATAGTATTTGGTAAAGGATTTGACCATGGATATGATGAATTTCAACAGATGATAGTTGAAGGAAAGGTCACCAAGGCTGGTGCTTGGTATATGATAGGAGATAAAAAGTTTCAAGGAATGGAAAATTGTATGAAGTACCTGAATGAGGTAAAAAACAATGGCAACACTAAACAAGAAGTTTGAAAATCTTAATATTTATCTTATTGGACCAATGGAGTCTGATGATCAAGCAGACACAGAATTTGGTAGGGTAGAGAAGCATCTCGTTGACTCAGGTATTCCTGTTGAACAAATAATGAATCCATGTAAGCAAGAAAAGGATAAGACTGGATTTGATGTTATGGATTCTAATAGATATATAATGAAGCTTAGACTGGCTGGAAAGAATGAAGATGTTGACAAGATATATGAATCTATATGGAGAGTTGACATTGAGAATGTTAGGAAAGCAGATATACTTATAGCCAATATTCCTCCTAATGTTACTTATGTAGGAACAACTAGGGAAGCAACAATATCTTCTATTATTACTTCAGTAGACCTTGTTAGACATAATTTCAATGATGAGCAGAAGAAGATATATGAAGAACAAGTTAGACCAGGACTTAAAGCTCTAGGATTCTATGTTAAACCTATATTTCTTATTACATATGCTAAGACTCGTATAAATGGAACAATGGTTCATGGTCTAGTTAGACCTTCTGGTGGTGAGACATTTCAATCCTGTGGAGAACTAATTAAACATTTAAAGGAGCTTTATAAATGAGTGACTTTTATACAATTCCAATTGAAGGATGTAGATTTGGTAGAAGTATAGTTAAAAAAAGAAGATGGTATGAGACATTTATAAATGATATTTTATTTAATGTTGTATGGTTTATAATTGTAGTAACATCACCTTTGTTTGGAGGAGATAAATGAGAAACTCAGACTATGTTGAAATAATACAAAATATTTTTGAAAAGATAGTTA